TCATTTTGTTATCTTTTCCATTTCTCTTTTCAGATCTTCCACAGTTCGGTGAGTATATATCTTTTCTGTGATATCTGCAATTTCATGTCCGACAATCATTTTAAGTATATATTCATTCATATTTGCTTCTTTTGCTTTCGTAATAAAAGTGTGTCTGGTGTCGTGGGGCTTGTGATCCATTCCCAGTCGTGCCATAACCTTCTTGAAACGTCCACGATATTTGTCATATGTAAGGGAAGTGCCCTGCTGACCGTCCGGATCATTGAAAAGATATTTGCTTCCCATACCGACTGCCTGATTGTAATTCTTACGTACCAGATCAGCAACCAATGGATGAATTGGAACCAGGCGGTTACGGCCGGCATCTGTTTTTAGTCCACCGGTGTATGTCATATTATCCAGATCTACATCTGCAACTTTCAGAACTGCCAGTTCCTGGGGACGCCATCCGGAATAAATTCCGATCAGGACCATATCTGCGAATGGTATTTCCGGATGTTCCATAAGGGCTGTAATTTCCTGTTCAGAAAAAGGAATGCGGACGATAGTAGGGCGTTCTCTTTTAACACCATCACATAAGGCTGCATAGTTTTTATCCACAAGCTCATGCTTCATAGCCCATTTATACATAAGGTTAAACAGACTCTTCATTCGTCCCTTAGTGCTGGATCCTACGTTTGCACTATGAATGGTTCCTTCAAGATGTTCGACTCGGACATCTTTTATTCGCATATCATAAAGAGGAGTACAGTACTTGTAGGCTGCAGTGATTGTACGTATGCTGGAAGCATTGCTGAGTGTAGGGAAATATTCTTCAGACCATTTTTCGTATACTTCCGAAAAAGTTGTCTTATTAAAATTCAGATCATAAGGATTTTCATTGTATTGTACAAGAGCAGTCATTGCTTCCTGTCTGGTAGCATAATATCCGATTGCCTGTTGCTTCTGCTTTACTTTTTGTCCTTTCTCATCAAATTCCCATCCGAAGGTTTTGGCTGCCACCCATGGCCGCCGGCGTCTGCCAGATAGCTTATATACAGAACCGAATCCATTTGGAAGTTTCATAACATCACCTTTCTTCTAAAAAAGAGTATAAAAAATACACCTTTGCAGGTGTAAAGAAAAGTGCTATAATAATCTTGCTATGGAATGATTATAGCAGTTTTCTTTATACTGCAAATTATTCAACAGATCGCTCTGGTGCTGGTAACACCGGGGCGATTTTTTATATAAAGTAAAAGACACCCATGCAATATACTTGTATGAGTGCCTTTCAACCATAATCAATATGGTTCTCTCACAAGTATATTACTATAAAAGTAAAGTATCTGCAATTTTTTCTTACAAATTAGTTCATTTCAAGTTCCTTCATCAGTTCTTCCTGAGAAACAAATTCGTGACACTCAGGATTCTTGCGGATTTCGTCCAATAGCATTAGATCAATTTCATCTGGTTCTACTTCCTCAATATTATCCCAGGTCTTGGGAGCAATGATGTAGCGGCTCTGGATCATCTTCCAGAAGAATTCGGCTTCTTTATCGTTCATAAGGGATACAGCACCGATGATACGTTCCTTTGTTGCTGTCATAGTAATCACACTCCTTTATAAATCTGTCCACGGTTTCCGATAGCTTCAATTAATAAAATATTTCCATTTATATCAAAAATAATACGATAATCTCCAACACGAAGCCGGTAATCATTTCTGCCCTGTAATGCTTTGACATCACCAGCAGGAAGAAGATTGATAGCATTTATGATTCTCTTTCGTGTAGGGACATCTTGTTTCTTTAGAAATTTGAGCGCTTGCTTAGAATACTGGATTTCCAAATAAACACCTCCAATAATGTTGTAGCTATAAATTGCTATTAAAAATAATCGTTATATGCTTTTGTATAGTTACTGTGTAGTAAATTGTCTATTTTGCTGTTGAAAGAAGTTATTTTCCAAGCTGATCCAGACTTCTTTAATTTTAAGGTAAGATTTCCGTAGCTGTAATCTATTCCTGCTTTACTATGTACACAAATGCGTTCGTACATATACTTTAAAAGTTGAGATTCAGAAATGTTCGGATTTTTCAACTGGTAATAAACTGAGTTTTCAAATGCTGCTTTGAATACGTTATATCTGTTTGGATATTTGTAACTAAGCTTCACAGTGGCATTCTTTCCGCTGACTTTTATTGATTTTAGTTTGTAAGAAATACGTTTGTTATATTTCTTATAATATTGAGGCATGTAGCTATTTTCAATGAATAATTTAACACTCGAAGGTTTGGTAAAACATTTTGTTAGTTTACTTGTATTATATTGCTTCGCATATTTGAAAAAACGATCTACACTCTTTTTCACTTGTTTTTGCGCAGTGGTCATTTTTTGCTTTGGAATAATTATCTTATCTTCAGTGAGACAATTTATGCAATAACGCATACGCACACCAGTTTTAAATATAGTCGGCTTTTTATCAATGTACCATTCTCCCCATACATGATTAGAAGCTGGGATGATGGTAGTTTCTTGAGTATGACAATATGAACAGGATCTATAGGCTTTTTTTTCTTCTGTACATATATTAGTAGCAGTTTTCCAATCAGACCAGGAATGAATTCCGTTGGTTGGAACATCTTCTTGTTGAGTTTTGTAACAAAAAGTACAAGTGCGGGTCTTAATTCCAGTATATGTACAGTTTGGAGCAGTTGTAATTTGCCATTCTCCCCAAGGATGATCAGAAACTGGGAGACTAATGGTTTCAATTTTGCGACATTTTTGGCAAATTTTCATTTCTGATCCTTTGGAAAGACAATCAGGCTCAATTCTATAAACTGTTTCCCAGACATGCGAACATTCTGAAGCATAAATTGGAATTACTGACAATAAGCATAGAAGAAAACCGACAATGCAAGATAGTATTAATTTCTTTTTCATAAAATCCCCCTTCCGTATATTACCAAGATAGTAATAGTATCAAACATAATTTTTGTGTAAATAATAATCTTATGAAGATATTATTAACTCAAATTATGTATGAGAAAAATGTATCTGTACGGCAGCTGTCGCAGATGACAGGAATCACGAAATCTACTCTCAATAATATTATGATTGAGAAATACTCACCTACGCTGGATAATCTGGAAAAGATAGCCAGAGTTTTGAAAGTAAGAATCTCTGATCTATACGACTCACCGTACAAATAGTAAAAAGTGTCCAGCATACTGGACAATTGCGTTTCGGTGCTAAATATTGCCCTCTGTTTATCGTATAATAAGTATAAAAGATAATGTTAAACGAACAAATGTTTGTGAAATATATTGCACTTCAAATATAAATGGTGTATATTAAAAACAAACAAACGTTCGAACAAACGAGAACGGAGGGGTTATACATATGATGAAGAATGATAAAGAAGAGTACAAGGGCAAAATAATTGAGTTGGTAAACTTGATTAAAGAAGAATCCGTTCTGAGGCGGATCTACTTAATAATAATTACCATGATAGGGGCCGACCATTGAGGTTGGCTCTTTTCTTATTCTATGCCCAGGCAAGCTTTCATAAATTCTTCGATATGTTTTAACTTCTCTGGAGAAGCTTCTGCAATAGCATTCAGCATATTTCTTGCCATTTGGTTTTCTGTTTTACTGAGCTTTCCAAGATTAATGGAATAGCGGTCATCCTCATCCATCTTAGTGAACATATTGTCATCCCCGCCTTCCCCAGTTCGGAGCCAAACTTCATTTACACCAAACTCCCGACAGATGGAGAGTACGTTAGCTTCAGTCAAACTATTGCGGCCAGTTTCGATTGCGCTCATAGTGTTCTTTTTTAAACCAATTTGCTCACCGAATTTTTCGAGAGTAAGTTGACGGGCTTTCCGAACCTTTTTGACACGTTCGCCTTGCGTCATCATTATTTCCTCCTTTCTTATGAATCCAATATAGCACCCTCTGATTACAAAGTCAATAAAAAAGTTCATTAAATAGACAAATAAATATTGACAAAAACCATTTAATGCACTATCATGTCTATGTAAGGAACAAATGAAAGCGAGGTGAGAAGACATGGAAGGTAAAAAAAGCACTGTCAGACCAAATGGCACTGACAGTGCAAGAGTTATACAAGTAATTGAAACAAAAAGTAATAGAGGGAAAGGAACACTGGATGATCTATCCAGACAGGTTGTACAGTATTGGAGCCTGGAAGGTCAATTGTTAGCTGAAAGAGATTCGCATACAACTAAGAACGAGCAACCGGCGGATGTTTGATCATGTATTTGACTTCTATTTGAGATAAGAAGATCTCCATATATTTTTTTAGAAGCACAAAATCATGCTCTGGGTATTTTCTTTTGTAATGAGTGTAATCATTGCCAAGGATACGGACAACATCGGCAGTATTAACAAGATCTGCTTGCTGAAGGTATGTAGCAATAGCGTTACAAAGGGATTGTTTAGCAACGGTTTCAGCGGGTTCTCCAAGTTCTTGTATTGCATAATCTTTTACCAAAATTTCAAGCGAGGAACGGAAACCTATAGCAGCTAATTCGAAATTTTGATTGTATTCAGCTTGCAATGCCTGGTTGTACATGTCAATAAAACGTTCTGATATAGCGGCTAAATTTTCGTTTTTGTATGGCTCAATTTGAGTAGAAGGATACATACAGACCATTGGAGCATCATCTGTATTTGTTCCAGGGTTTTCGCAGGCGAAAAAGAAAAATTTATGACAGGCAGTGCATTCGCAAACAGATATGAGCAAACGGCCATCATTGAAAGAATAATAATCTTTTTCTTTCACAATAGCGTCAGTTCCAAAACCACAATGCGGACAGATTGCAGGCTTTTGATATTTAAACGAAAAGGAAGAGTAGAAGGAAGATGCAGATTTAGTAATGAATTTCATAAAAACCTCCTTAGGTAAGATTTAGGCATGCCAGTACCTAATAATCTAAGAATAAGAAAAAAGAGAAAAAAAGTCAATGCTACATTTATAACCAACATGAGAAAGAGAGGCGAGAGAATGAAAGTTAAAACAATCCCAGAAATCAACATGACAGATAATCCTTTAGACAACATTATTAAAATGGCTCCTTATTTGGATGAAGGAAGTCAGCGAACTGTGTTCGGGATGATGTTGGAAGCGGTTATGAGTATAAAAGATGATGGAAAGAAAGCTGGATAAAGAAGCAACTATACTGTATTCAAACGAAAAAGAAAGCGAGGTGAGAAAGAAATGAAATTATTTGGATTTAGAATCAATTCAGGAGAAATCAAAGATGTCAGAGAAATAGAGAAAACATTAGAGAGCATTGAAGAAAAGAAAAATAAAATAATAGATCTTGCAGGACAACTTAGTACTCTGACAGAAATTAAATTCAAATATTCAGCAGATGGGAGTATTGAAAAGAAATTTGAGGTAGATGGATTTGAAATGGATAAGATCTTGGGAAATATGCGAGTAGCTCAGATGCAAATTGTAGCCAGCTATAAAAGTCTGGAAGCACTTGGCATGATAGAAATTACCCCTGCTCCAAAGAACAGGGGGAAGACACTACTTGGAAAAAGCATCCAAGAGTTCTTTGGCTAGTTGTGCAATGTCGGATCTGAGCTTTTGAAGATCAGACTTGGTAGCAGGTGCGTTGCCATCATAGACGGCAGAAAGAGAAGCTTCAGTAAAGTGTTCTATAGATTTAATCGCTTGTTTTTTATCCATGGTAGTTTGCTCCTTTCATAATACTCGGGCATGGCAGTGCCCTGTATCTAAAGGATAGGAGAGAATAAAAAGAAAGTCAAGTTTGACAGAAAGGTAGGCGAAAAATATGACCAAAGAAAAGAAAGAGCGTATCACAGTAATCGTACAGAATCTGAAACAGATGGATATTGTAAGCCTCAAGTTGATGGAGAATAACTCAGAACTCCTGAGAGCCAGAGATGCAATGGAAGTAGAAACCCAGAAAGCAGGATAACAGAAGCGAGGTGAAAAGATGGAAAGTGACCGAGACAGGAGATTTGCGCTTGAAGGATTTGTAAGATATCACGATGACAGAATCTGGAAGCAGACGCAAAAGCTTGTCAGAGAAGAAAAAGAAGCAATAACCAAAATGGCAGTTACCCTTACTGCAATAAGAATAACTGCCATGCTGCTTATCTTTTGGTTTGCGCTTCATAAGTTTTCAGGACAGTAGATGCAACTTCATGTACTGCACTGACAAGTTCATCCTTGGAAAGTTCGTCAGCAGTGGAGTGATAGATTTCGTTGATCATTTCGTGACTGAACAGATCAATGACTTCGTGAATTGTCATATAAAGAACTCCTTTCATAATACTCAGGCATGGCAGTGCCCTGTACCTAAAGAATAGGAGAAAAAAATAAAAAGTCAATGTAATTGGAAAAGTAACAGGGAAGCGAGGGGAGCGAGATAGGATTTATGCTTGCAGAAAAACAGAACTATGAAATATGTGAAGCAATAATTGAGATGTTCCATAAAAAAGAAATATCTGTAGAGCAATCCTATGCGATTTTAGATTATGTAAAAAGGAAAATCGCACAGGACACAAAAGTTGGTGAATTAGTCAAAATTAGCTACGAAGATTTTTTATAGCTTCAGAAACAGCCTGAATTGCAGTTTCATCAGCGCAACAGACAAAAGCGGCTAATTCACATTGAGCTGTATTTCCATTATTCAAAGCTATATTATGCGGAACATGAAAAATACAGTCAGGACGGCACTCATTATTAATGAGTGGACAAAATGTAAGTTTATTCATTGGCATTTGCTTTCCTTTCTACATACTCAGACATGGCAGTGTCCTGTAACTCAAGAATAGGAGAGCGGATAAGAAAAGTCAATAAAAGAAAGCGAGGAAAAATAAAATGTTAACTAATATTGAAACAGAAAGAGTTCGAAAAGGGCTGACGCAGGAGCAGCTTGCTTCGCAATTAGGAGTATCTCACAAAACATATTACAACTGGATTAATGAAAAGAAAGATATTCCAAGCCAAAAGTTGAAAAAGATGTCTCGAATGTTCAAAACGAACATGGAGTACTTGTTAGGAGAAGAGCAGAAAAGGGTTTTATATCTTTGTGATGGAAATGTTCCAACCTGCAAGAAAAATACATGTTACAAAAATCCAAAGAGAAAGGGTGATTGTCCACCATGTACTTATACAAAAGATGTGGCACATGCTTTAAATTTTCACAAAACATCGGAGCATGTACATGCAGCATATTATGAGAATGGCCAGCCGGAATAAGGCGGCTGGCCAAAAACTCATTTGAACTGTGCCAGGAACTCAAGGACACTCTTAAGACCATTTTTAAATTTGTTTTCCATGTAAATGATTGTCTTATCGGTGAGCTTGATCTCATTGGCAAGATCTTCGCCAGGTTCGCAAGTGATGTATCCGGCAGAAGCAAGTGACCAGCAAAGAGAAGATACATGATCAGAATCAGAGTCGGGACAGAAATGTTCCATAACTACATCTGAATCGGCAAAGTAATTTGCTTCGTCAAAGGATACAGCGGGCTGGCGGCTTAAAACTTCTTTGTACATAGAGGTAAGAAGTTTCTGCTGTTCTCTGGTTAAATCATCCATAGTGATTCCTCCTTTCTATTTAGGGTAGGGAAATCTTAACACAGTATGAAATAAATTACCATAGAAAGGAAAAAAGTAGAGATATATCGACAGAAAACGAGGTGAAAGAATGAAGCTACAAACAATTTCATTAGTAATTTCAATAATCGCATTAGTTTTGGCTATAGCGAAAGCTGCTAGTTAAAAGTGATGGGAAGAAAAGGATGGTGTAAAGATGGAACATATAAAAATCGTATGCAAAATACCTCATGAGATAGCACTGCAGGATGGCTTCTTGAGCAAACTCATTAGAAAAATGGAGAGACAGGTGAAAAACACCAGAAAGAGCCCTCATATGACAATCGAAATCACATGGGGGCAGCAGGATCAATCAGAGGTTATTTCAAATGTACCGATTACGGATTTATCAATGGAATAATAAGAAAGCAGGATGCGAAAAATGAACACAGGAAAAATATTGACAACTGAAGCTGCTGCAATTCTCAACACGTCCCCGCAGTTTGTACGTGTTGCGATGCAGCAGGGAAAACTGCCGATTGGAATAGCGATTAAGATGTCCACCAAGTGGACTTATAACATCTCTGGAAAGCTTCTGACAGAATACAGCGGAAAAGATGTTGAAAAAGAGCTGGAACAGATCAGAAAAAAGAAAGTTATGTAAACTAAAGAAAAGAGCCGATGCAAGGGGTGCATCGACTCAGGTCCATATGTAATCAACCAATTACATAATATCATTGGGCCACTAAAAAGTCAAGAATGTAAGAAAAATCAGGGGTGAAATTCCCCTGTTTAGTACTCGATTAAGATATTAAACTTAGGAGCCTTTTGGTATGAAAACAAAGCGTAAAACCTGGTATCTGCAGAAGAAGGATATCCTGTATGTGGAAGAGAATCATGATGGCAAGTATGGAGCTAAGGGGAAGGAGAGACTGCCTAAGAGAAAGCTCACTCCTGAAGATGTTCAGAGAGTAAACGCCTGGAATAAATCCAAGAGGGCAAGACTCAGACTGATGGAATATTTTTCACCAGGTGATCTGTGGGTGACATTTACATACAAGCCAGAGAACAGACCTCCAGATATGGACACTGCCAAGAAGCAGTTTTTGAAAATGATGGACAAGCTAAGAAAGATTTACAGGAAAAAAGGCAGGGTGCTCTTCTGGATCCGGAACATTGAGCGGGGGACGAAGGGAGCCTGGCATATACATTGTATTATCAACGATATTGGAAATACGGCAAGTCTTGTTGAAAGGGCTTGGCCCTATGGTGGAGTATATGTAACTCAGATCAGGAAGAGTAAGTGCCCGGAAGAGGATTTCCAGAAGCTGGCTGATTACATCACCAAGGATGAGAAAACCAGGGAAAAGAAACAAGACGGAACCCTGGCAAAGCCCAGACTTAGTGAAGCAAACTACAGCCATTCCAGGAACATGCCGCTTCCAGAGCCAAAGCCAGAGGAGCTGAAACGTTGGCCTAAGAAAGTGAAGCCTAAGAAAGGCTACTACATAGCAGAGCTCTTTGAGGGGAAAAATCCGGTAACTGGGTACAATTACCGCCATTACACATTGATCAGATTGAACAGACGAATTTAAAGAAAGGGGGAATCAAGCTGTGAAAGTCAATATTTATCTGGAAACAGATAAACAGTGCCAGGCGAGAGTTCAGCGCAGATACGGATATGTAATAGAAGCCGTGTACGCTGGCAGGACTGAGACCAGAGAAGGGTTCGGAAATAGTAGTAGTACATATCATCAGTGTAACTTACAGGCACTTATAGAAGCCCTTTCGAGATTTCGTTCTACATGTGAGATTTGCATATATACCAGAGATACCTTCGTGACATCCAGAGTATTGAGAATCTCAGATCTGGCAGCAGATGCCTTTAAAGATACAAAGGGAAAAGATATCAAAAATGCAGATGAATGGAAAAAGGTCTATGAAGTAATCAACCGGTTGAAACTGAAAGTTTCTTCGTTGGCCGGAGTACATTCATATTCGCAATGGCTCCAGGAGGAGATGATAAAACGTGGAAACTAAAGAATTGTGGGGAAAAGGATGGAGTTTGCGCACAGAACAGGATCCAAGGGCAATGACATATCTTGGAACAATAACAAAATCAGGAATACATTTTCACTATTACAGAGATGATGATGGAGAAATCTATTTTGATAATGAACCGGAAGATGGGAAGCCTGATTGGATGGAAAGAGCAGACAGAAAATTGAGAAATAGGGCACATAAGAAAAAATAAAAAGAAAAGAGGAAGAGTATGAGAACAATTGCAGTGATTAATTTAAAGGGTGGCGTGGCCAAGACCGTTACCACCAATAGTGTTGCCTATATTCTGGCAAGCCAGGGGAATAAAGTGCTTATTGTGGATAACGATAAGCAGGGAGATGCATCAAGAGGATTGAACTGCAGAACACAGGATGGAGAGGGAATAGATCGGATCATGACTGCAAGGCACCCGGAAGACTGGATGAAAAAACTGATCAGACATACGGAATTCCATAACATGGATGTATTGCCGGCAAATATGCGTCTTTTGATGGCTAACCAGGAAGTAATGTTCGATCAGACACGACCGCAGCAGTATAGGATAAAAAATGCACTGGCATGTGTGGCTGATCAGTATGATTTCTGCATAATTGACAATGCACCGGATATCAACGTATCAACGATCAATGCTCTGACAGCCTGTGATGATGTTTTGATTCCGGTAGAAATTGATGATAACACAACGGAAGGACTTCCGGAACTGGTGAATCAGATTGGTTATACAAAAGAGGAACTGAACCCAGAATTGAAAAATTATTGGGTCTTTATCACAAAATATGACAAAAACAACCTTGCACAGGCACAGGGAACAGAAATGATAGAGGCAGCAGGGTATCCAATGCTTAAGACGAAGATAAGATATTCCAGAAAAGTATCAGAGAGTACTTATGCAAGAAAACCTATCCCTTTGTATTCCGCGCGTTCTTTAGCCGCAAAAGATTATGAATGCCTGGTGAAAGAGTATCTGGTGGCAGCAGGAGTTATGATGGATAAATGGACGGAAGGGAGGAAAGCCTGATGGCATTCAATCTGGCCGACATGGTAAATAATCGTAAAAAGCCCACGGAGACTGAGAATATCAGTGATACAGTGTATCGGGATGTGTTTGAACTGGAGCCATCGAAAGAGAATTTCTATTCCACAGATCCGGAGAAACTGCAGGGATTGAAGAACTCAATTCTTCTATTTGGGGTTATGCAGGACGTTCTGATTGAGGACGTGGATGGTAAAGACAGGATCATATCAGGGCACTGTAGGACAATGTGCTGCAGGATGCTTGTGGAAGAGGGACATGAAGAGTTTCGGAAGATTAACTGTAAATATACAAAAGTGAATCTGAATACAGAAAAGTTCCCAGAAGATAAAGATGGAAAAGTGGAACAGCTGATCAATAAGCTGGGAATCATCCAGGCGAACCGGTTCCGTGAAAAAAGTGATTGGGAGAAAATGCAGGAGGCGCTTATCACAGAAGAGGTAATTAAGGAACTTCGTGATCTGGTTGACCTGCAGGGGACAACCAGAAGCATGGTACAGGCAACTCTCGGAACATCAGGGACACAGTTAGAAAGATATCATGCAATCCAGAAAAAATTAAGTCAGGAGTTCATGCAAGAGTTTCAAAATGGAAACATCAATATATCTGTGGCAAGGGAACTGACAGATCTGGATGAGAAACACCAGGATGAGGCTCTGGGGTTGTACAGAAAGAATGAAACAATTACGCTACCAGAGGTTAAAGCTTTGAAAGAAAAACAGGAAGTAGGACGTCAGATTCCTGGACAGCTGACACTTGATGAAGCAATTGGACGAAGAAGACCTCCGGAAGATGGAACGGTAATTGATGTTGACATTCAGATCGAACGATTCTTTGAAAGCTTAAAGAAATCAACAACAGAACGAATTCAAAGGCGGGATAAGAACATGTCCATTTATATGCTCAGCATTATATACAATGATGTGCGGATCAGAAATGGATATTTGAATTATCAGGGAAAATCAAATGGAATTCTGTTTAATCCTGGTAGTGGGGATGAAAAGTTGATTACATGGCAGCAGTTGGCTGAAACACTGATAGAGAAGTATGGAAAGAAACAAAAAGCGGTGAAGCTTGCACCTATGCCAGAACCACAAAAAGAATGTCCATACTATGATGCAAACGAAGTATTTCTGCCGGACATAGCAAGGATGATAAAGGTATTTCTTGAGGATGTTTATCTCAAAATGTATGTAGGAGCAACCAGACGCTTCAGTGCAATGGGAGCAGAGTTTGCAGTAGTACAGAGAACAAAAGAGAAAGATTTTGCATTTTACAATGAAAAAGGGGAGAAGGTCTGCCATGTATCAGCAGAACGTATGAAAGAAGAATATAGTAAAAGAGTGGTAGATGCTGCTGACATAAAAAAACCATCTGAGAAAGAGAAAAAATATCTTGATAATCTAACCAGAAAGCTGATAGGTGATTTTGATGAGTGGTTAAAACAGGACTTCCACAAAAGGGTGTTAAATGTAGTGACAAGCCCGGATGAGTTAAAAGAAAAAATAGGCAGCAGAAGAACATGGTGGTTCGATACTGGGCTTGGAATCGCACATGCTAATTTGTTTGATGATTATGTGCAGATTTGGGATGAGAGTAATAAATGCCTTGGAAACTATGACTGGTTTTATCTTGCAACTTCCATTCAGAAAATGTGGAATGAGATTGCTATGGAGAAAGCAGAAGCAGCCCAATCCAAAATAGTGGAAGAGACAGCAGAAAATGTGTCCGAGTCGGACATGTCAAAGCGCTGCCAACCGGCAGCAGAAAACGCGGATGAAAGGCAGCAGGATCTGGATCAAAGCGAGCAAGATTTATTGCCTGAGATTAGTGATCTTGTACCGGATGCTTGGCCGGATGATTTGAAAGATATTCCGGTTCCGACTCTGGAAAATATTTTGAGATATTTAAAGAAAGAAGAAAAAGACCTGGAAGAAATAAAGTTCGTGGCAGCAGAAGAATCAGGATTCCCAGTTAATGTATTACAGAAAGCCCAGATGAACGTGGCAGGACTGAGATTGCTTAGAAATCTGATAAGCACATGTCTGGACTCAGATGAGAGAGCCAAAGAAGAAACATCGGAGAAACTGCCGCTTCCTGTTATGAAAAATAATGATCAGCGTAAGGAATGGCTGAGAAATTATAAGGATTGGGGACTTTGGTATACAGATGAACATATTGGCGCCAGATACTACAAATATGATTTTGCAAATGGTGCAAGACTTATTGCAGAAGAATATGATCGGGACACTGTTCACAGCCAGTGGGTATCAGATAATACAGAATCATATTACATGCATTTGATTGGAGGACCTGAACCGGAAAGAAAATCAGGAATACCTAAATGGACACAGCATGGAAGATACAATAAATTCCCAAATAGTGAAAGCGAATTGGTTGAATTCTTAAAGGAAGTACAGAGGGAAAGCAAATGAACAGGGCAGAAATGAGACGTAAGGCCAGAGAACAGGAAAAATGCAGACTTCCATTGAACTTTAAGATGCAGCTTGGCCAGGTTGCAGGACTGACAGGGCAGCAGGCAATGATCTTGCAGAATTACCTAAAAGCGAGAGAGGATGAAATAACGGAGCAGGCAACGGACGCCTGCATCCGTGAAGCTCAGGAGAAACTGGAACGGGCAGAAGATTATATAACGATCACAAATATAATCATCTCTATTTACGCGATAAAGTTTTCATGGGGATTCACGAAAGCAAATAAAAAATTCCTGGATAATTGGAAATCAGCAATGGAGTATGTGAATCGCATAGGAGTGGCAAAAACTTATGAATATGCAAAAAGAGATATGGATATTGAAGTAGAGTTTGAAGATCTGGCAAATTATAACATTTATGAAGAACTGGGGCTTAACAGAGAAAAGGTGTAAAAGATGAAGTTAAGGATACTGAAAAAGAAATATAAAAAAATGTATGGGAAGAAACCGCCAGAACAGATGAAGAAGAGAATCATCAAGTCAATGATAAGACAATCGGAATATATAAAGATCAAGGCTATAGATCAGAATGCGAAAGAGTATTGTACACGCGTAGGGACTGCTGAAATTAAAAAAGTACTACTTGCGTTGATTAAAGCTGTCCGGAAAGAAATGATAGAATATGAACGGAATACGGAGAATCTTGTTAATACAACACGAATATTGGCTGAAAGGAGAAAAATACGGAAATGAAGATTAGAACACAGGGAAATCAGCTGATAGATATGACTGAAAAAGAAACGACTACAGTTCTCACACCAACCGGATCATATCAGATACTGGCACATACTAAAGACAAAAAGAAAGGAACTATCCTGGGAGAATATAGCACAGAGCCAAAGGCTGTTCGTGTTCTCTGTGCCATACAGGTTGCAGCTCGGCATCCAGAGAAAATCAAAATCTTTAAAATGCCATCAGATGCAGAGGTGATACTGTGAAAGAGTATAAAAACAAAATAAACGAATTAGATGCACAAATGAAAGGGAAGAAAAATGAAAGAGGGTAATATGGTATTTGATATTAATGGAGAATTTATTACGGAAATTACAAGGGAATGGTTTCACACAGGCGAGAAAAGTTATGAGACCATAATGGAAATTCTCATGGATAGCATGACTGGAACAGATAAACCAGAGGCGCAGATAAGGAGATATGCTGAGGACATTCTGCTTGGTCGCGCTGCTCTGAAGGGGGGCACGGCAGCAGGGACATATCATCTTGAAATATACGAACCGGGAGAAGAAGAGCAGATGCCGCAGAGAATGAACATCTGGAAAGAAATCGAAAGACGAAAGAAAATAGAGAAAGACCTGCGGAGGATGATTGAACGGTGGGATGTTGCAATGGATCACATATCGGAAAGTACACAGAGAGAAATCCGAAAGGAACTCGGAGAAGAGACTGCGGAGGATAGACAGCAGGATGCACTCGACAGTCTCATGGAACGAATGATGGATGAAGAAAATCACACCACAGAGGATTATGGATGGTTAGAGCCGGACGGAACTTTTCACGGAGCGGAATGGGGAGAGCATCAGGAATGGGCGCAGAATTACATGAACGAAAAGTTGCCGGAGGAAGCAATGGACAGAGACATTGACTTGCAGACAAAATGCAATGTCGGCCTGATCGGAGCAGGAGACTGGCTCGTCGAAAGAGGGTGGGTTCTCTTACACAATCCGAGTCGAGGAATTGCTTTTCCGACAAAGAATCCGGTCAAAGAGTACACAAAGGCACAGAAAGAGTTCCTGTATGACTATTACATGGAAAGAGATTGCAAAAAAGAGGCGAACGCAATATGGAAGGAGAGCGATAAGAGATGAACAAAGTAATTTTAATGGGGCGTCTTACCAGAGATCCAGAGGTGAGATACACCCCAGGGGAAAATTCATTTGCAATTGCCAGATACACACTGGCAGTAGATAGGAAGATCAGAAAAGATGGAGATGCAACTGCAGATTTTATTAATTGTGTAGTGTTTGGAAGATCTGCCGAGTTCGCGGAGAAATACTTCCGAAAAGGATTGAAGATTACAATCGAAGGCCGTATTCAGACCAGAAGTTATACCAACCGTGATGGACAGAAAGTTTATACGACAGAGGTTGTTGTGGAAGAACAGGAATTTGCAGAAAGCAAAGGCTCTGGATCTGGCAGCAGTCAGCATAATGTTCCACAACAATCACCAGATGTGGGACCTGATGGTTTCATGAATATCCCGGATGGAATTGAAGAGGAACTGCCATTTAGTTAATGTCCGACTCGGACAAGATGAAAGAAGGAAAAATATGAGCGGACTTAAATTTCCAAAAGAAGAAACGAAGAAAAAAAAGATGTCCCATCCGGCAAGCATTCTTGGAAGCCGGAAAGGAAGATGTTATCTGTGCGGACGGTACACACAGACCGAAGAGCATCATATTTTTGGCGGACCTAACCGAACATTATCCGAACAATATGGATTAAAAGTAGACCTGTGCCTGGAATGCCACCAGTTCGGAGCACATGCGGTACATAAAGACCAGGCGGTAATGGATGAGCTTCACAGACTGGGACAGGAAGCCTTTGAGAGCCAGATTGGCAGCAGGGAACAGTTCCGGAAGATATTCGGGAGAAACTGGCTATGACATTATATGAGATTACAGAAAACATAACAGAAGAGCCAGAAGAGGCTGTAACCATAAAGGAAGCATCCAAAAGGCTGAACCGGACAGTCGGGAGTCTGTACGGTGCCGCAGCTGAGGGAAGACTGATAAACGGCAGATACTATCTAAGAGCCGCAGACCGGACACTCAGCAGAAACAAAGACCGGAACCTGCTCCTGGAATACGATCTGGTCCGGCAGAAGCTGCTGAAGAAGGGCAGAGGATAATCAAAATGAATGCCTAATAACGAAGAGGTGAAAGAGTATGACCAGAGCAGAAAGAAGGCGCCAGGCAAGGATGCAGGAAAAATGTCAGGTGCCATTAAACCTTAATCTTACAGTGGCCCAGGTATCAGGGATGACCGGGCAGCAGGCTTCTATATTGCAAACATACCTGAAAAGGATGGAACAGCAGACAACAGAAACTGCAACAGACGCTGTGATCAGAGAAGCCCAGGAAAAACTGGAACGTGCAGAGGACTATATTACCGTAACCAATATAATTATTTCTCTGTATGCGATTAAGCTTTCGTGGGGATTTACAAAAGCAAACAAAAAATTCCTAAAGAACTGGAAAGCAGCAATGGATTATGTAGACCGGATCGGAGTTGCAAAAGCTTATGAGCTTGCACAAAAGGAGATGGACATTGATGTAGAGTTTGAGAATCTGGCAAATTATAACATTTATGAAGAGATGGGATTTAACAGGGAATAGGTACGAGGGGTGATGGAAAATGAATAGCAAGATGGAAGATAGAACCTGTAAGACCTGCAGGCACAATGACGATCTTCTATGTGACAAGAAAGGAATCTGGATCAGAGATGACCATAGTTGCAATAAATGGGAAGCGCAACCGTGGAAGCAGTGGGAAAAAAGCATAATGTCCAAATTCCTTAAAACGAGGTGAGAAAATGACAAGAGCAGAAACAACCAAATTCCTTGGACAACTACTTGTATCTACTCGTATTGGTGGAGCTGGTTCGCACTGGGCCAGCGAGGTTAGCATTGATCCATGGACATCAAAGGCAAAACGAGTGGATTATATGGAGTTTTGCCCGGCAAATCAATACTCTGTATCCGGAATAGAAAAAGGCATATTCACTTGCTATGAGATTAAAAGTTGTAAGGAAGATGTTTATAGCGGTAATGGTTTGAATTTCTTTGGAGAAAAGAACTATATAGTAACTACGATGGAGTGTTACAAAGAAATTCAGCCAGATTTTAGAAGTGGTAAATTTGCTAATTACATGCGCGAAAAACACCCAGATTCATCAATTTATTACGGCGTTATGGTTCCTATTCCGTTCTGGGGAGAAGCAACGGAAGAATTTAAAGATCCTACATCATTAAGCGAGGATAGAGACTGGAAGCTGGAAGTTGTATTGCCTTGCAGGCAGGGAATAAGAACAAAGTCCATGACAGAATTGCTGTTTTGCATGTTACGGAGCGGACGTTGAGGAGGGAGAGATGTGAGCAGGGTAAAAGAAAGACTTAAGCAGTACAAGCTGGATCTGGAAAAGCAGACTCAGTATAAGCAAGGACTTCCAGGGAGTGCACTTGATATTGTAAATACGCTTTTAGCAGATCTGGAAGAGGATGAAAAGAAAAACGGTTGGATTCCAGCAAAAGAAAAACCTTCAGAGTATGGGCGGTATTTGGTTACTTTCAAGCAGAGTAAAGAGGTTTATATTGCAGAATACGGAATCTGCCAGATGCCAGTGACGGTATTGGGACAGCCTTTGGGATGTGGATGGTACAGTTCAACTGGGTATTATTATGCGGAAGACAGTATTGTGGCGTGGAAACCACTTCCAGAACACTCATATAAGGAGGATAAGAAACATGAGACTGATTGACGCTGATTTAGTGCTTAAAAGATTAGAAGAATGGAATACATCAGATAAAATGGATAAAGCACTATATAACTTTGCACGAAACAGAATTGTCGAACAACCAACAGCCTATAACATTGATAAGGTTGTGGAGCAGCTGGAAGAGATCAAGAGAATGATGGAATCAAATATCAGCCCAGATTGTTTTCGGGAGGAATGTATAGAAGCTGATTGCACAATCTGCCTTGCTGGTAAGGTGATCGAAATTGTGAAGGGTGGTGGGACTGAATGAGAGTGGAAGAAATTGCATTAAGACAGGAAATTAGACAAATGATGAATGAAGCTGGGTTGAATAAGAATACCATTCGTGAAATGGCTCAGAAACTTTTAGAAGAAGAGGTTAAAAAGCAAGTAAAAACTGCTTTTGCACAAAATAATATTGAGAGGATAGTTACAAGAAATATAAGCAAATGGGATTTGAGAGAAGCAGTAAAAGAAGGAGTAAGGGATTACGTCAAATCTGATATTAAAGTATCAGTAAAAATTGAAGAGGGGGTATCCGAGTGAGAGAAATTCTTTTCCGTGGCAAATGTATTGATAACGGCGAATGGGTTGAGGGATATTATTACAAAATGTCTGAAACAACATATTGTTTTAAAGAGGACTATGAACGGAAACCAGTACCAGAACATCACTATATTTTGCAAGAGAGGATGACCGACTGGGGACTCCCAAATCAAATTGTACAGATTGAAATCGAACCAGAAACACTCTGCCAGTTCACAGGACTTTGCGACAAGAATGGGAAGAAAATCTGGGAAAATGATATTGTACTTGTAATTTATGAAAATCGGTACTATGAAAAAAAGGAATTAAGCACTGGAAAAATAGTTTTTACTCGTGGAACATGGTATATAGGCGGAAAAGTTTGTAATGAGTTGTACGCGATTGACGAGGATGCGATATTTCAAGTTGAAATAGTGGGAAACATTTTCGACAATCCAGAATTATTACAGGAGGCAGAGAAGTAATGGAACGTTTATCGAAGAACCATGTTATGAGAGAAATCCAGGAAGACAGAGAAACTAGCCTAAGATGTTACGAGGATAAACCAACGAGAGACATTGTAAATTTTTGCTATGATTGCATTGAAAAAGCTATTAATGATCTTCCGCAGGACTATCCCAGAAATACAGATGAAGTGGAACGGTGGATCCCGGTTACTGAGAAAATGCCAGAAGAACATAATTCTATATTTGCAAAATGGAAAGGCACAGAACATTGGAGCAATGCAATGTTTGAAAAGAGATCCGATGAGGTTCTTGTAACAGTTGAATATCCAGATGGAACAAGAGTTACAGAAGCAACATACACAATTGATGGAAAGTGGAAAATGATAGCGAAAGTGCTTGGAGGAACTGTGATTGCCTGGAAACCATTTCCTGAACCGTATAAGGAGAATTGACAAAATGAGCAGAATACTACCAATCCTTTTTAACACAGAAATGATCCGGGCTATATTGGACGGTAGGAAGACATGTACCAGGAGAATCGCAAAGAAAGTTCCAAAAGAAACATACAGAATTGAGGAAGAAACACAAAATGGAAATTTGATGTTCCAATGTATTTGGGGCGGCTATATGCCAGATGTTCAGGGATTTGTGGATGGCTATACGAATTTGAGTCCACCATATCAACCTGGAGATATATTATGGGTGAGAGAAACCTGGTGTTGGTGTCCATGCTGGGATTGTGGTATGGATACAGAAGAGGGATGCTGTGATAAGGAAACGGACCGGATCTATCATCCAGATCGAAGAGAATATGGATGTTATGGATATAAAGCATCATTTCAAGAATATGAAGAGCCATTTGAAAGATGGCATCCATCAATTCATATGCCAAGAAAAGCAGCACGCATTTTTCTTGTGGTCAAAAACGTAAAATTAGAACCACTGCAGGATATAACAATAACCGAAATTCGTAACGAGGGACTTTCTTCCATGGCAGTTCATGCTGGAGATACGGAAATGGCAATGGCTGAATGGAAAAGCCTATGGAATGGCACTGTCAAGAAAAATGATCTTAACCGTTACGGCTGGGAAGCAAATCCATGGGTATGGGTAATTGAATTTGAACGAATTGACAGAATCGTGGGAGGTGAGACCAATGGACAAGAGAATTCTGGAACAGTACATAGATGCTTGTGCACTGATCAAGGAGACGGAAGTGGAGATTCAAAGGTTGAGGAAAAGGAAAGAAGTAACTCAGGATTCTGTCCGGGGCAGTAATCCTGAATTTCCTTACCAGCCGCAGAACTTTCGGATCCAGGGAACGCGAGAAACCATGAAAGATAGAAATCTCATGGATGAAGAGGAAAAACTCCTGGAAGAAAGAAAAGAAAACGCAAACAGGATAAAACGAGACGTGGAGCAGTGGATGAATAGGATCCCAATGAGAATGCAAAGAATCATCAAGTGGAAGCTGTTTGATGGATTGACCTGGCAGCAGGTGGCACGAAAGCTGGGACCTAAAGCTACAGAGAATTCTGTGAAAAAAGAATTCGAAAGATTTTTAAGAAAAAAATAAAAAATGTCACGAATGTCACACATGTCACGATTTAATATGTAATAATGTAAACTGAACCAAGTGGATAAAGAACACTGTTCGGTTCAAGTAAACCCCACAGATTAAGTAAGTATGATTGCCAGGTAAAATGCCTGGCAGTTGTATTGAAAAATCAAAACTCTCCTTAATGAGTGATGAAGATGCAAGTGCCGCAACACTGTCTGTGTACTTCGAGGGTAGGAATGAGATTTCTTAAATAATGTTGCAGACGTAAATAAAAAGAATCAGGGAAGAACCTGGAAACCTCCATGCGATTGGTATAGCGGCACGTATGGATTGCAAACCCGGAACATAGCTCAGTGGTAGAGCAGCTGGCTTATAACCAGTGTGTCGGTGGTTCGATTCCGCCGGTTCAGATTCGGTTGTGCCGCCGATATAATGGTACGATATCGACTAATACATATTTTTCTAAGAACATCCGGTTGAATACTGGATGTTCTTTTTATGCAGCAGAAAGGAAGGACAAGCATGGCAAGAGAATTTGCAAAAGCATTTTATCAATCAAAACAGTGGCAGAAGTGCAGAACTGCTTACATAGCTTACCGAAAATCCATTGATGGTGGAATGTGTGAGTCTTGCCATGAAGCGCCTGGATATATTGTGCACCACAAGATACATCTTACTCCAGAGAACATCAATGATCCAGACATCAGCCTGGGCTTTGGCAATCTGAAATATGACTGCCATGCTTGCCATAATGCAGAACATGGGGCAGCAGCTGTTCCAGGTTTAGTTGAATATACCTTTGATTCACAGGGCAATCTGGTGCTAGGCCCCCCTAAAAACGATTAGGGCATAGGGGAACACGAACCGGGAGGGGAGATTAATTTTTACGCACGAAGAAATCGCGTGACCGGTGTAGTAGGAGGTGAGAACGTTGCAGAAAAATAACCCGATTTTTGCCGAAACAGGGGAACTCTTGAATAAAGAAGCAATGATTAAAAAAGAACTGAAAAAAATAAAATCAATTTACAAAGATCTGGATTTGAAGCGTAAGAAAAATGCGGAATCGCTTATGAATTCTGCAGCGTTTATGGCTGTTTCCATGATGGAATTAGAGCACATTATCAACCTGAAAGGATACACGGAAGAGTACCAGAATGGGGCGAATCAGAAGGGGATTAAAAAGTGCAGTGAGGTTGAAATCTATAATAACCTGGCAAAAAATTATCTTTCTTACGTGAAACAGCTAGACGATATGCTTCAAAAAGCAGGAGGACAGACCAAGAGTGATGAGCTCATAGACTTTCTGACGGGCGGTGGGTAAATGACGGAATTTGAGCAGTATTTCACCGGCCTTTTGGATGGTAAGATTGTAGCCTGTGAAAAAATGAAAAGAGTTGCAGACATGCTCCTTGAACAGTATTACTCTCCAGGGGAATTTCATTTTGACTATGATATTGCAAAACGTCACACGGATTTTATCGAAAGATTTTGTAAGATTCCATCTGGCAGGATTGGAGCTCCTTTAAAGTTGGAGTTATTTCAGAAAGCCAGGTTTCAGGCAATATATGGATTTGTAGATGACAATAACCTTCGCCAGTACAATGAATGTTTGATTGTTGAAGGTCGAAAAAACGGTAAAACAACGGAAACTGCATCTGTGGAAATTGATCTTTTAGTAAATGATCGGGAAGGTGCTCCGCAGATTTACAATGTGGCAACCATGCGCGATCAGGCAGCTCTTGGATTTACTGCATGCTACAAAATGGTTCAGCAAAGTCCCTTGTTAAGCAAGCATATCAAAAAGAGAGCAAGCGACCTTTATTTTAAACAGAATTTTGGATTTATAAAAGCATTGGCAAGTAACACCAACAGCCTTGATGGACTTGATGTTCATGGTGGGGTTATTGATGAACTTGCTGCTATAAAAAACAGAGATATCTATGATTTGGTAAAACAGGCAATGGGAGCCAGACGGCAACCGTTGCTTTTTTGTATTACAACAAACGGATTTATCAGAAACGGAATATTTGACGCACAGTATGACTATGCAGCAGGAATCCTGGAGGGAAAAATACAGAATAATAGATTTATTCCGTTTATTTATGAACTTGATGACAGAGAAGAATGGGATAAAGAAGAATGCTGGGAAAAGGCAAATCCTGGCCTTGGTCCGATCAAATCTTACGATTATCTCCGGCAAATGGTGCAGAAAGCAAAAGATGATCCTACATTCAAACCAACAGTTCTTGTAAAAGACTTTAATCTTAAACAGACTGCGGAAACTGCATGGCTCCGTTGGGAAGATCTCAATAATGAAGAACGAATTGGGGATAAAAAATTCCGGTATGGAATTGGCGGGTTTGATGCAGCTGATTGTGTGGATCTGAATGCAGCGAAGGTACTTTGCATGCGCAAGGGTGATGAAAAGATTTATGTTAAGCAGATGTACTGGCTTCCACAGCGTGTATTGGATGAATATGAAAACTCCGGAAGAAGACAAGGACGTGACAATGCACCATACACCTTGTGGAAAGAACAGGGACTGCTGAGAACGGTTGATACCTATAAGGTGAATAAGAAGGTAATCTTAGACTGGTATCTGGAAATACAGGAAAAAGAGGATATTTACATGATGGCGATAGGTTATGATCCATGGCATATTGATGATTCACTTTTGCGAGAGTTCGAAGCTGCTTTTGGAAAATCTGCAATGATACCAATCCGGCAGGGCGTTGCAACTCTTTCTCAGCCCATGAAAGAGTTAAAGGCGGATCTGAGTGCCAAGAAGGTCGTTTACGATAACAATCCAATTGACAAAATGTGCCTGGCAAATACGGCGGTAAGGACTGACATAAATGGAAATATTCAGCCTGTAAAAACAGATGATCCAAGAAAAAGAATTGATGGAACTATGGCGTTGGTTGATGGCTACGTAGTCCTTAGAGATAAATTTGATGAGTATATAAGCTTGATTTAAGCAGGAGGTATATATGGCATTTTGGAACAGAAACAAAAATCGAGGGAGGGAACCTACCGCAGATAAGCCTAATACAAGTGAACAGTACAAGATGGTGACAACCTGGGGCGAACATTATTATTCCTGGAATGGAAAATTATATGACAGTGATATCATCCGGGCATGCATTCGTCCAAAGGTGAAAGCTATCGGAAAACTTGTGGCAAAACATATACAGGAAAACGAAAAAGGGTTAAAGGTAAACCCCAAAACCAGTATAAAGATGCTTTTAAGTAACCCGAATCCTTATATGACAGGGCAGATGTTCCAGGAAAAGCTTGCGAATCAGCTATGCCTTAGCAACAATGCTTTTGCACTGATCGTTCGAGATGAGAATGGATATGCAGAGCAGATGTATCCGATTCCGGCAACAATGGTGGAAGCGATATATGGGACTGCAGAAGAACTTTTTCTGAAATTCACTTACAAGAATGGAAAAACGGGTACCTTTCGGTATTCGGATATTATCCACTTGCGCCAGGATTATGAGGGGAATGATATCTTCGGAGAAAATCCGGCACCGGCGCTGGCTCAGCTAATGGAGTGTGTTGGATACATAGACCAGGGAATTGTGAAGGCAATTAAAAATTCCGGAATTATCCGCTGGCTGCTGAAATTTACCAGTTCCATGCGTCCGGAAGATGTAAAAACCAATGTAGAACAGTTTGTAAAGAATTATCTTGCTATTGAAACGGATACTTTCGGAGCAGCTGGTGTGGATGCTAAGGTCGACGCAAAACAGATTGAAGCAAAGGACTATGTTCCGAATGCGTCACAGACGGACCGGATCACAGACCGGATTTATTCTTTCTTTAACACCAACAAACATATTGTGCAGTCAGATTGGAATGAAGATCAGTGGACAGCATATTATGAGGCGGAAATTGAACCGGTTGCAATACAGCTTGGGAAAGAGCTTACAACAAAGCTCTTTTCACCAAGAGAGAGAGGCTGTGGAAATTACATAACATATGAGTCCAGCAACCTCCAGTGTGCAAGCATGAGTACCAAACTTGCATTTCAGTCCATGGTGGATCGAGGAGCAATGACACCCAATGAATGGCGTGCAATCTTGAATCTGGCACCTATTGAGGGCGGAGATAAGCCAATCAGGAGACTGGATACCCAGGTGGTGGACATGCTGGAAAGTATGCTTAACAAAATGAACGGTGAAAATTACCGCGAAATGGCAGGATTAATGGGGCAGTTGTTAAAAGCTGCTTATATAGAGATGCATGGAGGTGAAAAGAAAGTTGAAACATAGAATTGATGTCAGAGGAGCAATGATACCAAATGACTATAAATGGTATTATGACTGGTTTGGCGAAGACAGTACATGTCCGAGAGACGTAATGAAGGTTTTATCGGCAGCAGTCCCAGGAGATGAGATTGAGGTATATATCAATTCCCCAGGCGGAATAATCGATGTTGGATCTGAGATTTATACCTTACTCAGGAGCGCTGCGGAAAAACATGATATGCGTATATACATTATGGGGGAGGCTTGCAGTGCTGCTTCTATAGTGGCATGTGCCGCTTACTGTGAAATGTCTCCAACGGCACTCATGATGGTGCATTGTGTATCTTCAGGAGCCAGGGGAAATCACAGTGATATGGAGCACATGGCAGAAGTTCTTAGAACTGCCGATCAGGCATTGTGCACAGCATACACTGCAAAGACTGGAATGTCCGAGTCGGACGCATTGGAAATGATGGAAAATGAAACCTGGCTTACTGCTGAACAGGCGAAAGAACGAGGGTTAATTGACAAGGTGATGTTTCAGGAGCCGGAAGAAAAGCAACCTTTCGTTGCTGCCGTAAATTTCCACTTGCCATCATCTGAGCAGATGGCGAAAGTAAAAGCTATGATGGAAGCTGATACAGGGGATGGCACAGAGAAAGAAAAAGCTGTAAAAATAGCCAGGGCAAGAGCTGAATTATTATCTTTGGCTGAAAGAAAATTAATGGATTAACAGGAGGAATGAGAGATGACTTATAACGAGTACACAGAAAGTCGTAAAAACCTTATCACAGAGGCTAACGGTCTTATCAATGAAGGAAAACTGGATGAAGCAAATGCAAAAATGGAAGAGGTAAAAGCTCTGGATGAAGAGTGGGACAAGACTGCAGAAGCAATGGCAACTGCAAAAGCCCTGGAAGGTAACCAGCGTGCATTCAACGTCCAGGATCTGAATGATTCCGTAGCAGCGGCTGCTGCAAGTGGTGGAGAGGCCACTGCGAAAATGAGTTTTGTTCAGGAAACTGCTGGCAGCTTAGAGAATGATCAGCATAGTACTGATGCTTATAAAATGGCATGGGCTAAAACCATGATGGGGAAAACTCTTACTGCAAAAGAAACAGAGATCATGGAAAAAGCAAATGCATATACCCATACAACTGAAAATACTGGAGTGGTTATTCCAAAAACAGTAGCTGACGGTATCTGGGATATGGTAGAAGAGCTGTATCCGTACTGGAACGATATTCAGAAAACCTATGTCAAAGGAAACTACAATGTTCCGATTGGAGATGAATCCACTGCTGCCGAATGGTACGAAGAGGCAGACGTAACTGCAGATGGAAAAGATACACTGAAGGAGCTCGCACTGAATGGCTGTGAATTATCCAGATGCGTAACCATTTCCTGGAAACTGAAAGAGATGGCAATTGATGATTTTATTAATTATATTCAGCGGAAACTGGCAAGAAAAATTGGTGCAGGGCTTGGATATGGAGTAACCCATGGTAAAGGAAAGCCAAGTGCAAGCGATCAGTTCAAGCCAGAACCTTTGGGGGTAGTTACAGCTCTGGAAAAGGAAGATAAGACTCCACAGATTACAACTTATGAGAAGGGAAAGCTTGCATACCAGGATTTGACCAATGCGAGAGCAAAGGTAAAAGTTGGGGCGAATGAGCTTAAAATTTATGCAAATTCCACCACTATTTGGAGTGAACTGGCAAATGTAACAGATAAAAATGGAAAACCGATTTTCATTCCGGATCCATCTGAATCCGGTGTATTTAGAGTGCTTGGAATGATGGTAAAACAGGATGATTCCATGGAGGACGGTGAAGTCCTGATGTCCAGTCCATATGTAGGCTATCAGGCAAACGTAAACAAAGATCTCACAGTAATGACTGAGGATCATGTAAAAGCCAGAAACACTGATTATTGTGGATATGCTATCGCGGATGGTGGTGTTACTTCCACAAAGGCACATGCTCTGTTGAAATATACCGTGACAGAAGCCACAAGTGATACAGATCAGAAAACTCAGGCGGGGGAATAACAAGCCGGGCAGCAGCGGCGGCAAATACTGTTGACTACAGTGCTTACACAATAGCACAGCTAAAAGCAGCAGCCAAGGAAAAAGAAATCCCAGGATATTCTAAAATGAAAAAAGAAGAACTGCTGGAGGTGCTTATGAATGACGTTTTCTGAAAATCTGATACAAGACCTTATGAGAACAGTTCGGGGAAAATCTCAGGTGACAAAGTTGGACGTCACGGATCTTGCCGAGGCGTGTGTAGTAGATCTTAGCTTGGTTGGAGTATATGTAACTGATCCAGAAGAACCCCTGTGTAAGCAGGCTTTAAAACTTTATTGCAAGGGGCATTATGGATATGACAAAGATCAAACAACATTCAGGGCGGCATATGCCGCCTTGAGAGATTCTATGGCTCTTTCTGGAGATTACGGTAAAAAAGAGGTGAACCAGGATGGATGAAGAAGCAAAGCTTCTGGTAGTGAAAAATGCGAAGGATAAAGATGGATTTGCGGAGGAAAGCATCACAGAAGAATATCCAGTTTATGTAACTGAAAAATCTGCTACAAGATCTGAGTATTATGCTGCTTTACAAGCCGGAATTCAGATTAAGCTTGTGCTTGAAATGAGACTGGAAGACTGGGAACAGACTGCGCACCTATCGGGAAACAGAAAGGAATATGCTACACAGCTGGAATATGACGGAGCTGTATATGATATTTTGAGAACCTACAGGGCAGATAAGGCAAAAATAGAAATCATATGCACATAGGGGTGAGAAGATGAATGTGAACCAGAAAATTGAAAATGCACTTTCGGACTTGGTAGCAGGAAATATCTGGCCGCTGGCGTGTCCGTTGGAGGAAAAACCGAATACATTTGCAGTATATATGATTGAACGGACAACCCCGGCGGATTATGGGGATGATTCGCACAGTGAATGGATTCAACACCTGGAAATCACATGGTTTTCTCGTTCTGCATCCGGGAGCAAAAGGAAACCGGTTAATTACCTGGCAGCCGAGGAAAAGATTATTGCAGCGCTTGAAACAGCAGGGTTCACAGTCAAGAATTCTATTCCTGGCTATGAAGGGGATACTGGTTATACAACTTGTACCATTACATTTTGCATCAGGAAGGAGCAATGAAGCAATGGCAAAGTGCAGGGTGGATTCCATGGATGATCTGCTGCAGACACTGGAGAATGCTGCAGATGTTGACTCAATATCAGAAGAAATGCTCACAGAAGGAGCGCAGGTCCTTCAAAAGAACATTCGTGAAGAGATAACCAGCGCGGCGGACCGCGGATATGCAACAGGAGAACTGGCAAGCTCGGTGATACCAGATACTCCAGAGAAAAATGCGTTTGGCCATTACGTTAGTGTCAGACCGGTTGGAATTGACAGTAAAGGCGTAAGAAACGGAGAAAAGTGGGGATATCTGGAGAATGGAAACGGAGGTAATCAGAAACCTCACCCATTTGAAGATAAAGCAACAAAAAGATCAGAGACTGAATGTACAGAGAAAATGCAGGAAGTATTTAATAGACATATAAACATATAGTAGGAGGATATTAACATGGCTAAAATTGGATTTGAGTACATTGTAGCAGCAAAATTAGATACAGAGGCGTCTGTAAGCAAAGCAACAGCAAAGTATACGGAAGCGAGAGTAATTGGTCCGGCAGCAAATGCAAACTTTAATATTAACACCAGCAATGTAAAAGATTATGGTGATGATAATGTAGTAGAAACAGACGTATCTCCGACAGGTGGTACAGCTTCACTGGAACTGAATGAGCCAACTATGCAGAATGAAGGATGGCTGCTGGGACATACAGTGACAGAAGATGACGGAATGGTCAGAAATGCGAACGATATTCCGCCATATGTAGGTATTGGATTTGTTGGGAAATCTGTCCGGGCACATGAAACAGTATTTAAAGCAAAGGTTTATTTAAAAGTACAGTTTAAAGAACCAAATGATGAGAATGCAACCAAACAGGACACTGTAACATTTACACATACAACAATGGAAGGTGATTTATACACTTTGCAGAATGGTGATATGAAAGCCGAAAATGAGTTTAAAACACTTGCGGAAGCAAAAACATATGTGAATAAAATTCTTGGGGTTACCGATTCTTCAACCGGTAAGTAAGGAGTAAAACATGGGCATATTTAAACCAAGAGGAGTGGCAATTGTTTTGAATGGAGAGGAAAGACATTTCCTCTTCACTCTCAACATGATTGATCAGATTGAAGAAAAGTATGATAAACCATTAATGGAAGTGCTTGAGGATGTAGCAAATGACACAGGGAATGGACATTTGATGCGCGATATTGTGGTCATACTTCTGAATGACGAAGCAGAGCGAAATAAACGTATGAAGGCAAGCGTTGAATACTCAACTGTGACAGAAGCAGATGTGGGAGACATGATCGGGCTTGACAATTACTATGAAGTTATGAAAGCGCTTCTGAAAGCCTATGGAATATCCATGCCAGAGGTAGATGAGGACGAGGACCCAAACCAGAAGAGCGGGCAAATGAAAAGCTGAATATTGCCCGCATAGTTTACATCGGAATGACAAAATTGTATTATACGGAATCCGGAGTGCTGGATATGACGCCCAGGAAATTTTACAGGATGTATGATGAATATTTAATTATGAATGGGCTGAAGAAAGAAATTGATTCAGCAATTGATGCATTACCATAGGAGTGTTCATGTAAGGTGAACACTCCTTTTGTTATGCTTAAAAGGAGTTAAAATGGCAAAAAAAGAAGTTGGAATTACGCTGGCGCTCGGCGGGGAAAAAGAATATACACAGGGATTTTCAAATGCTGTAAAGGTTACGAAAATGCTGCAGGCAGAAACCAAAAGCCTTGCGCAGGAATTTGAAGGAAGCGCAAACTCCATGCAGGCCTTGCAGTCTAAGCAGGAAAACTTAATCCGGCTGCAGGACTCTTTTAAGCAGAAACTAAATGCAGCAAATACGGGACTTGGAAATGCAAGAAAGCAATATGAGGAGCAGGCAAAGGCAGTAGAAACGCTTAAGGAAAAGCTTGATACTGCACAGAAATCCCTGGACAAAATGAAGGAGCAGGGCGAGGAAGGCTCCGATTCTTATAAAAAACAGGAAAAAGCAATTGAAGAGCTGAATAATGCTCTTACAAAGCAGACAACAAACATGTTGAATGCGCAGGGTCGTGTAACGGACTGGAATAAGAAAGTAATTCAGGCTGAGGCTGATGTGCGCAAAAACAGTAAGGCACTTGAAGAGAATGGAAAGTATCTCGAGGAAGCCAAAAACTCAGCAGATGGATGTGCTACCAGCATTGATGAATTCGGAAAATCCGTAAAACAGGCAAACACTGAAGTTGATGATTTGAATTCAAATGCAGGAGAAGCCGGGGAAGTATTTACCGGGCTTGGTGAAAAAATTGCCAGTGCGGTTGTAATGAAAGGTGTTTCTGTTGCTGCTGATGCACTTGGCACTTTAAAAGATAAGGCGGTTGAAGCCGCCGAATATGTAGTAGAGGTAGGAAGTTCTTTCGAAGCTGGAATGAGCGAAGTGGAGGCTATCTCAGGAGCTACTGGATCGGAACTGGAAGCTCTGGAGGATAAGGCGAAGAGCCTCGGAAGCAGCACAAAATTCTCTGCTACAGAAGCCGCCAGTGCAATGACAAATATGTCCCTGGCGGGCTGGTCCGTAAGCCAGACCCTTTCCGGAATCGATGGCGTATTGCAGCTGGCCGCTGCTTCCGGAATGGATCTTGCAGATGCATCCCAGGTTGTTACGGATAATATTAGTTCATTTGGACTTGAAGCTGAAAGCGCCATGCATATAGCGGATATGATGGCTTATGCGCAGGCGAATAGCTCCACCACAGCGGCCGAGCTGGGCGAGGCATACAAGAACTGTGGCGCCAATATGAATGCCGCAGGACAGGATATAGAGACTACAACCTCTATGCTGGAATCTTTGGCCAACAATGGTCTTAGAGGAAGTGAAGCTGGTACAGCCCTTGCAGCCGTAATGCGTGACATGACCAGCAAGATGAAAGATGGAAAGATTGCAGTCGGTGATACTTCTGTAGCTGTCATGGATTCTGCTGAAAATTTCCGTGACATGACGGATATCCTGAAAGATGTTGAGGGTGCTACAGATGGAATGGGAGATGCACAGAAGCAGGCGGCTCTTATGTCAACCTTTACATCTGATTCCATTAAGGGCTTGAACATGCTCCTTAATACTGGCGCTGATCAGGTAGCTGGCTATGAAGAAAGTCTGAGAAATTGTTCTGGTGCTGCTTCAGATATGGCAGATACCATGCAGGATAATCTGCAGGGTAAATTGACAGAGCTTAGTTCTGCTACTGAGGGACTGGGAATTGCGGCGTATGATTACATTTCAGGTCCTTTGCAGGATGGTGTGGAACTGCTTACGGATATTGTATCTGGCTTAACAGACGTGATTACACCTCAAAAAGATGCAATGGAAGAAATGTACGATCAAGTTGTACAATCCTCCCAGAAAGTTGCCGATAATGTACAGGCGATTGACGATCAGTTTACCGGAACCCTGAATTCCGTGGAAAATGTAGGCGCTCTGGCTGACAGACTGGAAGAGTTAAATAATGTTGAAGATAGAACAGCTGTCCAGAAACAGGAAATGGCATCCATCGTGGACAAACTGTCACAGTCTATTCCAGAACTGGCTGGTGCTTATGATTCTGAAAATGATAAGCTGAATGTTACAAATGAAGAACTGGAAAAACTGGTAAAAAACTATCAGGATGTAGCTGTTCAGCAAGCCCTGATTAAAGCTACCCAGGATTTGGTAGATCAGTCCTTGGAGGCTCAAAAAGTAAAAGATCAGGCAGAAGCGCAAAAGGAATCAATTAGTAATAGAAAGAAACTTTTACAGGATGAACTGGATCTTATTAATGAAGTTAATAATCAATATGAACAAAACAGCTTAAATGCCGCAGCATTACAGGAAGTTGATTTTAGCAAACAACTTGATTATACAACAAAAGCTTTAGAACTGTACCAAAAGGCATTGGATGATGGAACTATTACCCTAGAAGAGTATCAGATGGCAGAAAAAGCTATTAGTGATAGTCAGATGGGAAATCGTTTTGCTGTATTGACCGGTCAGGTATCTCAGTGTGGAGATGCTACAGGAATTCTAGCAACCAGTGTTGGAGAGCTGCAGGATCAGGAAGACGAGCTTAACGGTGTTATTGATACACAGAATCAGATCCTGGATGAAAATGAAAAAACAAAAGAAGAGTATGCTGAAAGCGCAGGAAATCTAACCAAAGCTAAAAAAGATGATACTGATGCAACACAAGACAATACAAAGGCGCAAGAAGATAATGCTGATGCAATCCAAGCAACCGGATTGGCGGCAGTAGGAGCTGGCACAGCTCTGGAAGGTTTTAACAAAACCATGGAACGCTCCCAGGAAGCTGCGGACGCTGCTAAGACTGCCATGCGTCAGATCCTGGACGAATACAATTCCACCATGGATTCTATCAAAGCTGATTTGCAGGATAAAATCAGTTTTGCAGATAAATTCGATGGTGGGGATGATATCACCACAGAGCAGATGAACGAAAACCTGCAGTCC